TTCGATGATTCCTTCGTCATCCTGGATCGTTGAGTGCGTTATAGTTTTCGAGTATGACGGCGAAGCCCAAGTATCAGCCGAGTGGGCTTCCAACACGAAAGTAACCGAAGAGGTGATATTGTTTAGACCCTGAACGGCCAGATATGAAGACTGTTGACTTGTCGGGAGCTGAAACTTCACCCATTCATTCGCCGTCGCCGTCCCCGAAAACCACCTATCTCCGATGACATTAGTTCCGACTTTATCGGCGTCGCCCTCAAATTCTTCGCTTGATGCCGTGATCGTCGATGACTCTATTATGTCGGTATAAACAATATCCATCAGATTAAAGACGGCTCTATTTTGAGTCCGCCTCCCGCTATTGCCCCATTGCGAGCCATTTCCAGGATAACTTTCCCTAATGTCCTCTCGTTAATTTGCAGTGTCGCCGCAATCGGCGCTGGCTGTGAAGCTTGTACTTGTTGCCTTGGTGCCATCCTCTGGAGCCCGCCAAGGCCACCAGAAAACCCGGTCATATCTGTGGGTATGGCTGGCATCGCTGGAGTACCAAGGTTAAGCGCTCCTCCTGCTATCCCGCCACCGCCAAAAAAACTAAAAACGGTTTTTAACAATGCTATCTTGGCAAGCTCCTTGATAATGTCAGCGATAAGCGCAAGCATCAAGGACCTCATTGAATCGGCGAAACTTTCTCCGTAAACTAGAACACGAGCAAAAGCGGAAGAAAATCCATCGATAAATCCATCTTGAGTATTTTTCCAAATCTCCCCTAGTGCGGTTGTCCTCTCCTTTATCTGCGCCGCGAATTTTTCATAGTTTTCCATCGCATCGTTGACCTTGCTTTCGTCAAGCAAGATTGAAATTGGTGCGGCAAAAGACTTCCCTCCCGCGACGCTAAGGGCTTGCTGGAAGGCCGAAAGATCCACCTTAGGCTTTGGTAAGGGCTGCTCTGTAATCAAAACCTCTGGCATCAGGAATGGTTCTGCGGGTGGCTCCGTCTCTGGTTTTTCAACTCCTGGCAAACCAGTAAGATCCGGGGCCTCAAAGTCTCGGCCTGCTTCTGCGGCTGNATGGAGTCTCTGNGCTATACCATCCAGAAAATCAAGGTCTCTTTTCTGGTTTTCTTCCGCGAAAAAAGTAGAAGAAAAAGAGCCCGCTTTCTTTTGCGAAGCGACAAACCTATCAATTATTTTGCTCCAGCCCGAAAAGGTTTCCGTAAAAAGATTTCTTTTGTCAGAAGCAAATTCAGATACGGTTTTTCCCAGCCCAGCCACAGCCGTGGCCACGCTATTTATCGCAGTCGCGAAGGCAAGCAGGGTATTAATTTTTATTGCCGAAATTTGTCTTGTCAGGAGGGCAAGCGAATCTTTGGCGTCTTCTGAGTTTTCGATCAAACCATCATTTACAGCGAGGCCAAAGTCATCAAATTTAACGATAGCATCATCGAGGCCGCCGGGGACTTTCCCGATAAGCGTCAGGAGTTCGGCCCCTGCCCTGCCAAAAACATCATTAGCGAGCGCCGCTTTTTTTGTCTGATCTTCGATGCCAGCCAAGGCCCTGACGATGTTTTCAAAGTTGTCTGCCGGCGCTGCGCCCTCCTGGATCGCTACACCTAGCTGGGACAATGCTCTTGCCGTTGCGCCGCCATTTAGGGCAGCGTCGCCAAGGTTGTCGTTCATTTTTTTCAGGGCTTTGGTTAGGATCTCTTGTGAAACCCCGGCCAAGTCTGCGGCAAAAACATATTGCTGCAATTTGGTCGTGGAGATGCCAATTCTGTCGGCATTTTTCCCTATCGTATCGGCAAAATCCAATGCAGAATTTGTTGCGCTCGCAAGCTTTTTTGTGAAAATACTTAATGCCGCAACACTGAAAGCCGCTGCTAATTTTTTCCCAAGACTCGACGCCTTGCCGCCCATCTTGTCGATGTCACGGCCCATGCCTTTTGTCTTGCTCCGGAAATTTTTAGCNTGGCGATTAAATTTATCCGACTTTGCATCAATGTCGATCGTCAGTCCAAGAATTGACCTAGGCATTTAGCCCCCGTGCGCCCTGCGCTCGCAACTTCGCGAGTTGAGCCTCTTTTGTCTCATAATAGTTCGTTATGGCCGCTATCCTCTGCATATTCATCGAGAAGATATAGTCTAGATCAAGGCCGCTTTCCATCATCAAATGGATTGCGAAATTGATCATTTCGTTAGAGGTCGTTTTTTTTTACTGCTCTTGCCATCGTCGACCGACGTCGCCTCTTGTATCGCCATGAAAAGGCTGGTCAAATCATCTGTTGGCAAAAGGCTTGCGATTTCTTTATCCTTGAATAGCCGCTCCCCTGCCTTGTTATACGTTGCCATAGAGACGACCTCCGCGGGGATGTTCTCTCTCGGATACTTTTCTGGCTCTTCTGTCATCCGAGTGAGAAGGATACTTTCACCGTAGCTAAGGCCCCGAAAGCAAACTGTCTTTCCCAAAATAGGCAAGGTATGTACCCTGAGCCCCTTGGGGTTAAGGAGGTCCTCCACCTTTAATTCGTTCATCTACGTCTACCTCCTTAAGATGTTGTCCTGCTGAGAGTGCCCCGAGCGGCTATTTTCAAATCCGTCTTAGCGAGCTTCCCAACCTCTCCACCTATCGGATCTCCCATATCTGACAGAACGCCGACGCCAGAAAGCTGGGCATTAGAAACGCTTACCGCCGCTGTTTGTGCCCGCAAAACTATGGCTACGGAAGTTCCTACCAGGGGGAACAATGTACCGAGGATCATAGAATATGTGCCGCCTGAGACCTGATCTTGCGCAACCTCAACGCTCATATCCCAGTTCTTGAGCCCGCCAATGTTTTTCTGAGTGTCATCCCCGGAAGAAGTATCATCTTCAAGGTTGACACCATAATTACACTCGACACGTCGCACATGGCCCGTTATGTCGTTGCCATCGACGGAAAGAAAAGGGTTGACTAAAACAAAATGTCCCATTTTTTATGCCTCCGCGCTAAAAAACCTCTACATTAATATCCTTGCTAATTTTTCCAATGACCCGGAAATTATCCCCGAATCGCGATATATCGACCCTACCGCCGCCTGACATTTTCCCCCGTGGTGACAGGACAAGGATCCTTTCAGGTAGGTGAGTCCCCGGAATGGCAGTGTCACTTTCTCCATCAAGGCAAAATCCAAGCGACGGAGCCCCGTACTCTCGACCAAGCCTATCAGCGCCGAAAGATGTTGTGAGTTTGGTATTTTGGAACTCTATTAACTGGCCGTCGAGAAATAATTTTATAGTCATGAGTGCCAAATCCTATATTCTAGTTCCCGCTCAAACTCAACTTCATCATTCACTGTTATGGGGGGATTGTCTCGAACTGCGGCCAGATAACAGCCCTGTATCGTCACTGTCCCGCTTGTGCTCGACCAGTTATCCATCAAAGTATCAACAGAGTCAGAAATAGAATTCAGACTGCTATAGGAAGATGCCATCACATAAATAATATATGTGGATTCATTGACCCCGTTGTTATCTCCGGAAAGATGCTCTATCGACATCTCTTTAAGCCTATACAAGATAGCAGGTAGGGGGTCTCTAGCTGGTAGAACGTGCGGATAGATCCTATTTCCTACCGATAAGGAAGATAGCCTCGCAACAATAGCCTCATCAATCCTCTCGATCGCCATTATTTTAGCCCTTTTCCCGTTTCGACTGCTTTCTGGACTACCCGGCCAACTTCTTCCGCTGCCTCGTTAAAAAAGCGCCGACTATTTTCATCCCAGGACCTTTGAATCGAATTTCGGCCCTGAGTGAAACCCCCCTTTTGTGTCCGATGCCCAAACTCAATAAGGTGTGCATGCGGAGCGCGAAATCTGGCTTTTCCTGAATATCTCGCACCAACCCGGATGGTCCGTCTCTTTCGATCGAACCAAGAGGCGTAAGAACGAAACAAGTTCCCTGTTCTCCGGAACTGTCGCTCCCTGTTTTTCATCCCCTTTACCATAGGCTTTAGCGCTCTTCGAATCCCGGCTGCTATGGGAGTAAAGGTTTTCATCGTGTCCCCTGCGGCGTCAATAGCGCCTACCAACTTCTTGAATCCGACGCCAGAGATTTCGATATTCATCCTCTATCCTTCCGTCGCTACGGCAGTAAGAGTTAGGTGCGAATTATTCTCATTAGGCACAACCTGGACAATGTTGTAGTTTTTGCCTTCATGGACAATCCGCATGTCGCTTTTCAGCCCTCTTGTCCATCGGACGATGAAGCGAATAGTATCTTCGGCCTGTTCTTGC